CAATAGCTCCCGACTCTCTTAAATCTGAAAGACGGGGCTTTTTATCAGTTCTTTCTTCAACAGACCTGTTGAGCTGTGAAAGTGCTATAATTGGAATATCAAACTCTTTTGCAATAGACTTTAACCCTCTGGATATTTGGCTTACTTCCTGTTCCCTGCTCCCGGCTTCAGCTTTCATAAGTTGCAAGTAGTCAATAATGGCAATCTTCACACCGCACCGGACAATAAGCTTTTTAATCTTTGACCTCAGTTCAAATATTCCTATTGCCGGGGTGTCATCAATGTAAATCGGAAGCCGGGCAATATCATTTGATTGTATTGAAAGTTCATCTAAATTAACCTTGCCGGCTCTCATTTCAGTATTAGAGCGGTTTGATACAGATGATAGATACCTGCCTGTAAGTTGTGATTCTGACATTTCAAGTGAGAATATCGCAACCGGGTAACCGCACTCAGCAGAACCTTTCGCAAGTGAAAGCGCAACGGCTGTTTTTCCTATTGAGGGCCGGCCGGCAACAATGATTAAATCTGAAGGCTGCCATCCACCCGTTACCCGGTCAATGGTTGTGAAGCCTGAAGCAACACCGGATAATTTCTTTTCTTTGTTTATTATCTTTTCAATCTCGACCAGGTATTCATCAACAAGCCGGCTTATATGTTTAGGCTCTTTGCTCTGAGTAATATTTGAAATATTAAATAGTGACGTTTCAGCAAACTCAATAACTTCATCCAGCGATTCAGAATAAGCTATCCCGGAAAGCTGAAAGCCGGCTATAATATACTGCCTTAAAATGTGTTTTTCCCTTACAAGTAAAGCATAGTCGGTAAGGTACTGTGATGATACAATACTCTCAGTTCTTTTTGTTAATCCTATTATCCCCCCGAAATTATCCAGCTGGTCTTTTACTCTCAGGTAATCGGTTATTGAAATTAAATCAGAACTGCCAGTCTTTTTTGTCACTTCGATAATAGCAGTATAGAGTTGCTTATTTGATTCAAGGTAAAACATTTCCGGGGTCAATATTGACATTATGTTGTGAATTGCTTCCGGTTGAACAAAGCATGTTCCTATGATTGCCTGTTCTGCCTGTAACGCTTGTGGAAGGGGTTTGTCTGTCATCGGTAACTATTTTCATCATTAACATTAAATCCGGGTGTGCCAAACTCAGCTCCCGCCAAAACGGCTGGTTTGTTTTTATACTTACCCTCTAAAATTTTAACGAAGTTTGTAGGTCTCATTATCCATTCAAAGTCAGCTTTCCATGCTTTGTCATTTTTCCCGTTTAAAAATTCACTTTCTCCTGCCATTCTTAAAACAGAAATAACCTTATCCATTCCGAACTCTCCAACCCTGGCATTTATAAACCCTTTCCTTTGGTCGTTTATAACTGAGACTTTATTCATTTTAGGACAAAGAGAATGATAGTTGCCAGCTATAAAATCATAGTCTATTTTTTCCCCCACACCCCCTTTATTATCCTCTTCTTTATCTGTTTCTTTTTCTTTATCCCTTTCCATAGTCTTTATATAGTCTATCCATAGACTATGTTTTTTAAGTAGAGCTATATAAGATTGATGTGGTCTATTTGATGTATTTTCTTCAATAAGATTACCATATTGGAAGTGGCAAAAATCAACAATCCAAAGTTTTTTATCATTTATCCATTTTATTTTTGTCCCGAAAACTTCATCAATTTCTTTGCGGGTAAATTCAATTCCGATTATAAAACTTGCGAGTTCTAAATCTTCCTCCCAGACACCAACAGAATCACAGTTGCTAAAGAGATAAATCCATAGTAATTTATGCTGTGGTTTTAACTTTCTAAACCATTTATTTTGTGTCCAGATTGTTGTTTCAATTAATCTTTTTGCCATGATTATTTATTATTAACATTGTAAAATTGGAACCTGAAGTTCCTTGCTTCAATGGCTTGTTTGTTTAATTCTGAACCTGAAATATCTTCACCGCATTTATTACAGATATAATAATTGCCTTCATCAAATTCAAACTTTACCTTTCCACAGTTCTTGCAGTACATTAATACCATGCAGTTATCCCAATAGGGGCTTAACTGCTCGTTTTCATTAGTATTAGTATTGAATTTTTGATTATGATTAATTGCTGAGACTGGATCTCCAACCAATAAAATTAATGGAGATGGGTTTATTGCTTCAGAAATTCTTTTTTTATAACCATCATCACAGGTATATCCCAAAGGTTTAATTTCAATATATACACCCGGGCCCATTTTTATAAGCTCATGTAACCTATCATCAAACTCATAACCGGTTCTTAAAACAGCTTCGGGCAAATAAAAATCAGGTGTGTATTGTTGCCCTGACAATGACATATATGATTCAGGTTCATAAACGTACTTTATAAAGCACTTATCAAAAAACACAGCCCATTTAGCCTCTAATTTTGACCTGAAATAATAATTGTTGTAAAATGTTTTCTTTGCTTCCATAACCTACGCTGTTATAAATGAGGACACCCCGATGTCGTAGCAACTATCCAGGAGGAGAGTTCACCGGGGGCCTCAATATTTTAAAATTATGTTTTTTCTTTTGTCATCTGAATAATTGCTACGAGTACAAATTTACACATTCTTTTCATTCCTGCAAACATCTTAGCGATTTATTTTATATCTGTTGAAAACTAAAATTCAATATATTTTTGCATCAGGTACGGTTCAATCCTCTTTTCAGCAATCCTGACATATTCAGAACTTATCTCTGAGCCAATCCAGTTACGTCTTAATTTGTGGCTTACCAGGGCTGTTGTTCCGGCACCGCTAAAAGGGTCATATACTATTCCATTTTCAGGGCAACCGGCCTTGATACATGGAACGATTAAATCTTCAGGGAAGGTTGCAAAATGTGCTTCTTTAAATGGCATTGTCGGGACGGTCCAGACAGATTTCTTATTTGCCATTCCGTCACCTATTAAATTTCCACAGCTGTCAAAATATCCTGAATGACCATTAACTCCATTTCCGTTTATTGCCATTGCAGGAATGCCTTTCTCTGATCCCTGATTACCTCCTTTGATGTCAACTGACTTTCGTGGATTTCTACCGGGGCCCACAGCCTTTATATTTCCGTTAGTTTTTCCCGGAACTCTCTCTGATCCTTTCTGATTTTGTATTTGTTGCGCAAGTCTTATAATTGTAGTATCTGTCACGGTTTGTTTAATAGCATCAGCATTATAATAATATCTTCCCGACTTGCTTAATAGAAAAATATACTCATGTGATTTAGTGCAACGGTCTGTAACCGATTCAGGCATGGGATTTGGTTTGTGCCAGATAATATCCTGTCTTAAATACCACCCTGACGACCTGAGAGCAAAAGCAACCATCCACGGAATACCGATCAGGTCTTTAGGTTTTAAACCTGCAATTCTGCTTTTAAGAGTTGCAATTTTATCATTATCCCCCCACGTTGCACCTTTTGATGTTTTTTGCTTTTCTCCTTCCTTATCACCTTTTTTACCCCCGCCACAATATGAATCCCCTAAATTAAGCCACAAAGTCCCTTCCGGTTTCAATACCCTTTTAACCTCTGAAAATACTTTGACTATCTTTTCAACATACTTTTCAGGTGTTTCTTCTAACCCTATCTGATCAGGATGTCCGTAATCTCTTAATCCATAATAAGGTGGTGAAGTCACGCAGCAGTCAATAAAATTATCAGGCATCCTTGACATTGTTTCAAGGCAATTTTCACAGTATATTTTGTTAAGTTCTAACATTATTCCACATCTTCGTGACAAACTACATCGCTCAAACTTATCTCACACTTTTCAACCTCGGAAAAGACTTGACGAGACGTACATTCAAGGTAACGAGGGCAATGACAGCCCATTTCTTTACTTAAAAAATAGCACCCCCAGCATCCTTTGTCGGAAGGTATAAGGGTTAATTCGGTTTGTTTGTAAGGGATAGTTTTCATGTTAGTATTGATTTAATTCGCTAAATATTTTCTTTTCCCAACTCTGCAAACAGATATTACAGGTCTTAGAGAAGTTATCCTCTGCATAGTCATTTGAACCGCATCCGGGGCATTCACCGTCACCAATGATGCGAAGGTTACGTATAGCCTCAAAATTCTCATCCTTGTTGATGTGAAAGCATCTCAGAACGACTAATCCTAAGTTATGCTGTTCATCCCCCGGCTCTGAACATTCGTTAATAACCTCCTCAATAGTCTTACCGATACAATCATTCTGCTGGTCCGGGTCTGACAGCCCGGTAACTTTGAAAAGGTGAAATAAAAGGGTGTCGGAAAAATGCTTTTCAACTGATTGAATTGATAGTTTCATAATGAATTAATTATTAGTTCATCAAAAATTGTTTTCTGAGTAGTTTTTTCAATGTTTAAGGCACAATTCAATATGTGCAGACCAAGTTCAGGATTAACACAGTTACGCAAAACTTTATCTTTCCTGATTCCAAAGTCATAACCTGTTATATCAAATCCTGTATCATTCTGCCAGGATTCTATATTGCCGTCAAATACTTTATTCTTCTGAAGCCTGATATGATTAACCGGGAAGTTTGTCCAAAACAGGTGCCGTTCAATTTTAATTGTCGGTTCAATCAGTGGTTCGTAATAAGGAGTAACATTTTCAACCGACCATTTGCCAGAAAAGAAATGCTTAAGGAATATTATTTCTTCATAAAGTTTCATGTCAGGGTAAACAGGATTATATCTCCCCCCTTTTGAGGCCCAGAACCTGGCCCGGCTGTGAGATGGGCAATTAATAGAACTCCAGATAAAATCAAACTCTTTGTAATGGTTAAGTAAATATTGATGTGCGTCTGTGATTATTACCGTATCTTCCGGGAAATGGTCCTGATAGAACTTTGCTATACCTGGATTTAATTCCACAGCCGTAACTTCAACGTCCCTCCATAGTTTACGGTTTCCACCAAGTCCAGCGTATAGATTTAAAACTTTCATGCTCCTTCTTTAAGTTGTTTAATTTTTTCTATATATTCTTTTATCAGCAATTCGAGTTCAAACCGACTAAATTTGTACCCGTTTCGCTTGTAATTTCCAGCTTTGATTTTGAGCTTTTCAAACCGCGCAAATCCTATCCTTTCAGGTAAGTTTTCCCGGTACTCAATTAAATTGCCATGTAAAAATGTGTTACAGTGATTGCATTGACCGTGGCAGTTATCTTCATCAAATCTTAACCCTTCGTAGCTTCCCACAGCGTAATAATGCCCGGCGTGCATAAACCTTTCACTTTTGATTTGACCGCAGGAAATACATTTAAAATGGTCTCCTGAGAGATCACGTAACCTTATAAATTCATTAAATAAAATTTGAAGTTTGCGCTTTAAAGATGGCAGTGATTTAGCTTTTATTTGCCGGTGTAGTTCTTTTTCGGTCATAACTTTATAAGTTTCTGATTTCTTCAATTACCCTTTCTTTGTCGTGCCATTCTCTTAATCCGAGTACTTTACGGATATATTTAAATATCTCATTTGAGTTTTTAAAGTCTGGCAGATCATCTAAGTCAAGTTTGATTTTATACTCTTTGCGATCTTTCCTTTTTTGGAGTTCCTGAACTAAGTATTTGGTATCAACTTCATCCAGATAATCTTCTATTTCTACGTCAATTCGTGCCATTTTGTTTTTGATTTATAATTTTGCTAAAAACTTTTTAAATTCATCTTCAATACTCTCAATGATATTATCATACATTTCACCCTCGAAATAAGCTCCTATCACCTCTGTATAGATAAATGGCAACTGTTCCCGGATATAACTTTCAAAAGTTTTCTGTGACATCCGGCCAAAAGCTATACTGTCATATTCGACCATTGTCGTTCCATCCTTGAAAGTGAATAGTACCTTATATTGTTTTTTCAGGTGTTTCAGAAATAGGTAAAAATGACTTTCCGGGACTGCTTTTTTAAACTTCATTGGCATATATCCGTAAATGAATTTGAGCAGTGCGAAATATGCCCGGTGAAATTTCAGATCCCTTTGAGTGACTTCTATAAATGAAATAACTTCGCTTTTATCGCTCTGTTCAATTATCTCATGTGCTTTCTGGTTGACCGGGAGCAAACCGCCCCCGGCATTGTAAAAATCAACCATTTTATTAAAGTTCTTATCTGTCATAGCTTTATTTTTAAAACCGGTTTTTCCACTGGTAAACCGGCAAACCTTAGTTTTAAATAGCGATCGCTTTAATGGCCGTTTTTTCATTACTTCTATTTGGCCTTGCAAGGGAGGCAGGATTCGAACCTGCATGAGTACGCCCTGCGTTGGTCGCAACCCTGTGCCGTTGTACTCTTACCCCAGCCGACTTAGCGTCTTCC